CAGTTCTCCAACGATGTTCATCATCAGTTCGATGGAGTGTGAGCCTCGGGCGCGGTTGTGGCGGATGGTGCTGGCCATGCGGTTGCTCACGTCCTTGTCGATGATGGAGCAGGGCAACTTGCCGCCCTCGCGCTCGTAGATGTCACGGTGCAGCAGCATGGTGGTGTAGCGGTGGTAGCCGTCCACTATCTCGTAGCGTCCGTCGGGCTTGGCATATACCACTATCGGCATGGTGTAGCCGTCCTCCTTGATACTCTCGTAGAGTAGTCGCATTTCGGGCGGTGCCACGTGGTTGGGGTTGTAGGCGTTGGCATCAATCATTTCTATGGGTATCGCCTGAATGTTGTAAACGGGTGAAATCATAAGTCCTTATATTTTTCTTGTATAGCCTTGCGGCGTTTCATTTCGTCTTTGGTGAGTGAGAAACCCATATACTTGCACAGGTGGTCGTTCTTGATGATGCAGATGCACATACGCTTGTACGTTGGTATCTCCTTGAACTGGGTGATGTCGATGTCGTCGAGGTAGTCCATGCGCACTGGCTTCTTCGTGGTCTTGTAGTTCGTGTCGCTCATCACCTCGATGTTGGCTCCCGCTTTGCGCAGTTCCTCGATGGTTTCGTCGGATAGGCAACCGCCTTTCTCTCGCCAGAACTTGATGCTGGTTTCGAGTTTTCGCAGGTAGCCTTGGCGGGTCTCTTCGGGCAGGGTGTCGAGCAGGAAGTACATATATTCCTTCCACGTGAAGTGTGCGGGCTTGGTGATGCTCTTCCACCCCATCATGGTGGTGCCGCCGTATAGTCCGGCAAAGTTCACACCGTTGACGCGCCCCACCAGCTTGCCCCATGTGTCAGGCTCGATGACTTGGTAGAGCCTGAGAGCGTCCTGCCCTTCACTGAGAAATGGCGATGCGACTCGCATCTTTGAGAGTGGAACACCTGCGAGATACATCATGTCGTAGAGCCTATTGTATGGCCATCGGTTGCGGGCGTTGGCTGTCCAAACGTCCTCCACCGTCCAGTCGTAGATGGGATAGACGGCCACGCAGCCGCCCATGTCGGTGGTGTAGTCGCGCCCCTGGTAGTTCTTGCGGTTCGCGCGCTCTGCATGGATGGTGCGCCAACGATTCAGGCTCTCCTGTGTGCGTATGCCCACAAAACAGGCGGTGCGCCCCTTGCGCTCGCTGAGCCATTGCCCGAAGCGGTCTTGGAAGTCGTAGTCCCATTGGTCGGCATTCCAGAATGGGAACTGCTCGGCGGTCATGGCACCCTCCGGCATCGGTCTTACCCAGATGTCTTGCTTGGCGGGTTCCCAAGGTCGCCAATACGACTGAAACATTGAGGTGCAAGTGGTGACCATGAAGGGCACGCATACGTGGTAGATGTCGGCCTCGTTGCGGTAGCGGTCAAGCGTCTCGCGCACATAATCGGTGGTCAGCTTGTACTGCGCCTCGTAGTCCATGTGGTAGATGCCCCACCGCTTGCCCAGCCTGCGGGCTATCTGTGCGGTTAGTTCGAGCATTACGCCTGAGTCCTTGCCACCGCTAAATGATACATAGCAGTAGTCGAACTCGGTGAGTGCCCATTCTATGCGCTGTGTGGCTGCTTCAAAGATGTTCATAATGCTTTCCTCAGTTCTTCTTTCGTGATTTTCTTTAGATATTCGCTCATGCTGATCTTCTTCGAGATGTTCTTGTCGATGAGACTTTCAAGACCTACGTCGCCGGTAAGCTCGTAGTAGTGGCAGTCCTCCTCCTGACCTGTGCGGTAGGTGCGGCGGGTGCTCTGAATGTAGAGTGCATAGTCCCACACCTTGTCGAAGTAGATGGTGGTGTCGTACTGCTGTAGGTTCAGCCCTATGCCGCTCTTCTGGATGGTGAGCACCTCGCAGTCGGGGAAGTGCTTGCGACAAAGGTCGGCACTGGCAATGTAGCGGCAGAAGATGATGGTGCGCTTCGGGTCGCGCTCTGTCAGTATGTCGCGCACGCAGCGCAGCTTGTCAGCGTCCTGGGCGTAAGCCATCTGCATCTCGGTAGTCATGGCGAAGAATATGTTGTTGTTTCGCCACTCCAGCATCTCGTCACTCAGGTAGTTCTCCTTGATGTCGTTATACCGCTCACGGTTGCCGTCGCTGATGCAGTAGTAGCAGGTGTGCCACTTCTGGGTGATGTTCAGCCGTAGGTCGCATTCATACACGTAGTGACGGATGAGCGAATGGAGATAGTCCACATTCTCCATGCCGGTGATATACTCGCGGCTGTATTGCTTCCAGCCCACCTTCTTGGTTATGGTGGTGTACTTACAGAAGGTGTTCTTGAACTCCGTAAGGCTCATGCCGAGTATCTTCGGTGAGAGAAACTCCATCTGTGGCCACATGTCGAGCAAATTGCGCGAGACTGGTGTGCCGTTGAGTATCAGTTTCCACTGCACCATCTTGCCGACTTCTAACAGTCGGCGTGTGCGCTTGGCTTCGGCGTTCTTGATCTTCAGCGATTCATCAACCACCACAAACGGCTGGCGGCTCTGCTCTATGTCGTTGCGCAAGTTGAGCCAGATGCGGTCGCTCGCGCTGATGCTCTCCACGCCGTAGTAGTGTGCCGTCATCGCGAAGCCGCCCCACTTTTCTGCCTCCTGCCGGATGCCGTCGAGGGTGCGCAACGGGCCAACCCAGAACACATCGGAGCAGTCGGTAGAGTTGACCAGCGTCATGGCGACGCGGGTCTTGCCTGTGCCCGGCTCCATGAACAGCGCACCCACGCGCCACTCGTGTAGGTGCTGGATGGCTTCCTGCTGTTGGTTGGTGAGAGTGTTCATCGCTTCAGGTCGTCAATGGTGTTGTCGGTGTCGGCTGGCACGTCGATGTGTTCCGGCACATGTTCCTCGATGGTGGTCTCTACCTTGCCGAACACACCCTTGTAGGTGTCGGCAAGATATGCCTTTTCGTGGTAGTAGCCTATCCAGAACTTGCCCGTCTTGTCTTCTACCGACATGAGCGTCTTTGGCAGTTCGCCTTCCATCAGTGTAACGTTGGCAGGGTCGAGCAGTTCCTTATGCAGATTGTGCCGCTCGTTGAATAGGGCTTTCTTCAGTTGATATGGCAGGTTCTGGTGAGCATTGTCGCACACCTTGCCTCGCCATGTGTCGGGCAGTTCGTTCATAATCTCAACAATGGCCACTGTGCGGCCCACGTTGTAGAAGTAATTCTTGTTTGTCTTGTCAAGTGCCATAGTTCCTTATCTTTTTAATGATTTAATTTCGTTGTTTTCCTTTGCCTCCTTCTTCTCTGGCGTGTGCCGCTCGATGGTGTAGGTGGGCAGCTGGTGGCCGTTCTCATCGAACCATGCCTGCTTCTTGCTGCTGTACTGGATGCTTTTCTTCTCCAATATCCACGCGCTGATCCAGTAGGATTCGCTCTTCGTTACTTCGTAGTCGCGTCCGAACACCTGACTGGCAGGAATGATGTCGCTTGAGCCGTCGAAGGCGGTGGCTTTGAAAGCCTTGTCACTGATGCGGACAAGACTCTCCAGCCTAACGCTAATACATAAAGTTCTCATAGCCGAAATTTTAGAATGATGAACGATTGTAAGGGCGGTATGTGTTAATAGATATGTACTTTCCTGCACCTGTTACACACAAATCCATTGCATAACCATTGCAATGAGCGTACCAGTTGCCATGACAGGATGATTTATCGTTACCTTTGTGAACGGCAAATTGCTTCACGCGTTTAATATCTTTTTCAGATACATTGATAAATACTCTATTATACTTACCTAATCTAAGTAATTCCTCAAACTTTTTGTCGTCCTTAACTGTAAATGTTACATTCTTTAATTCAGAGTGAATGTCAAGTGTGTAAGTCTTCATAATCTTATGCCGTTGTTTCCCGTTGCCGCCGGTGTTCTAAAATATTTATTGTTTAATCGTTGACGTTTACTGTTGAGAGTGTAAAGCGGGTCTCGATGGTCTGGATGAAGAAGTCCTGCTTTATGGTGAACGATGCCGCCATGTTGTTAGCATTGGCTGCTGCCAGCACCTTCGTGAGGTTCTCGGCTGTGATATCATAGTCGCCTGCGATCTCGCGGTCTTTCACGTTGAATTGATTGTTGATGGGGTTCTGCTTGGTTAGCCAATTAGCTACGCCTTTGATGCTCATGAACAACTCGCTGCGTGTCTGTTTCATGTCGCTGTCCCATTCTGTGATGCTATAAATTGTTGTCATAATCTTACGCCGCTTATAGGTTGCCGCCCTGTTCTAAATTGTTATTTCTTGTTATTATATTGTGGGGAGGGTTGCCCCTCCCCGGGTGATTTATTTCATTAAGAAGCACTCCATTTGAAAACCTTTGAGATTGTTGCAGATTTCTTTGTAGTTCTCTTTGTTCATATCGACTACCCAACCTCTTTCGTTATCAAATCTTGCACCAGCGTTTTCCAGTTTCTTGATCTGCTTATCGTTGAATCCGCAAGGGTTTGCGATAACTAAAACGATTTCCTTATTCTGCTCTAAGTAGTACTTTGTATAACTTGTAAGTTTCATAATCTTTCGCCGCTTATAGGTTGCCGCCCTGTTTAAATTGTTATTTGTTTTATTTTTCTATTGCAAAGATAGAAAAACAAAAATAAATGCGCAAGTATTTGCGCATTTATTTTATGTTTAAGCATACTTTTTTATGCTTTTTCCTATGCTTTTGCATAAGATACCCCTAAATTGTAAAGTCGGAGATTGCAAAATAGCCCCTTTTTGCGTAATTACTTATTCTTCATTATACGAATGCCAGGCGTTTGCCGAGGGCTTGGGCTATGGCGGCGAGGGTGTCGAGCCCTACGCTATAACGACCTGCCTCGATGCGGGCAATGTGCGACCGCTGCATCTCCACACGGTTGGCGAGGTCTTGCTGGGTCATTCCTTGTTCCTTTCGCAGCTGGGCAATGTGCTGCCCTATGCGCTGCCGTTCTTGCTCGTTCTTTATCATAGTTTCTTTGCTTTTGAATATTCTCTGTCTTTAAATAACTCTGCCAGTCCTGACAGCTGCTTGTAGCGCAGCAGTTCGTCGGCATCCATTCCTATCTCCTTCATTATCCATTGGTCGCTCATACCTGCCTTCTTCAGTTCTCCCACGATGTTCATCATCAATTCGATGGAGTGTGAGCCTCGTGCGCGGTTGTGGCGAATGGTGCTGGCCATGCGGTTGCTCACGTCTTTGTCGATGATGGAGCAGGGCAACTTGCCGCCCTCGCGCTCGTAGATGTCGCGGTGCAACAGCATGGTGGTGTAGCGGTGGTAGCCGTCCACTATCTCATACTCGCCATCGCCC